CAATGTCTACTACATCGAGGTTGGTTGTACCGTCAACATCAATGTCGCCAGAGATGTCTAGGCTTGCGAAGACTGAAGTGCCTGTGGCTGTTACAGTACCGCCGACCGTAATGCCGCTAGATGAAGTTGCCAGCCTTTCGTTTCCAGTGTGAAAAAGTTTTGCTACGTTAGCTGCACCCTGAAAATACTTAGTGCCTCCAGCCGTTGTTATTTCTACATTGGCCCCACCAATTTTTAGGTTGCCAGTTCCAACGTCTGTTATATAACTGTTACTAGCGTCATGATAAATTTCTAAATCATTTCCCGTACCAAATGTCGCTTTGTCGTTATCAGCTAGTGCTATTCCGCCGTTGGCTGTGATTTTAGTAGTAAACGTAGCTGCACCATCTACTTGCAATGTGCTTGCCATGTCTACAGCACCATCGATGTCAACGACATCTAGATTAGTAGTACCATCTACGTCTACATCGCCTGAAATATCCAAACTAGCAGCAATAATTTCACCACTAGCATTAATAGCACCATCAATGTCAATTGTAGTAGCGGCTATTTGAATCTCAGTATCAGCAACAATATCAAGCTGTCCGTCAACACTAGAGTTTATATAGATTGCAGCATCGCGGAACTGGACTTTATCTGTAGTAGTAAGCTCTACGTTTGTACCACTAGTAGTATTACCCAGTGCTAGTACTTCACCAAAGGTATCTACAGTATCTTGCTGTGCATCTACATAGGCTTTAATAGACTGTTGAGTTGCTAAAGCTGTAGCACTGTCAGAAGACATGTCATCTTCATCTAAAATGTTTGTTACAGTTACACTACCTGTGCCTGATATAGCGTCAAATTCTATTGTACCGTCTACATCTAAGTCACCGTTAAAGTCTACATTACCTTCAACAGCAAGTGTTGTAGCCATGTTAACAGCACCATCAATGTCAACGACATCTAGATTAGTAGTGCCGTCTACGTCTAAGTCACCGTCAAAGTCTACGTTACCTGTAACTATTAACGTAGTTGCCATGTTCACAGCACCATCAATGTCAACGACATCTAGATTAGTAGTGCCGTCTACATCTACGTTACCGGAGATATCAAGGCTTGTGCCTGTTAATACACCTGTAACAGTAAGAGTAGAGGCCATATCTACAGCTCCATCAATGTCTACTACATCTAGATTAGTAACACCATCAATATCAACATTGCCAGATATGTCTAAGCTTGTACCTGTTAATACACCTGTAACACCTAGTGTACCTGCTACGGTTGCATTAACATCTACATCAAGCGTGTCAATATGAGCTGTACCATCTAAATAAAGGTCACGCCACTCTTGTCCAGAGCTTCCAAGGTCAAAAGCACTATCAGTATTAGGAATAATATTACTGTTTACATCAGCACCAAATACAACATTATCGCTTGCAGCATCACCTAAAGTAAGAGTACCACCGTTGAATGTTGTAGTACCTGTAACAACAAGAGTTCCACCAACAGTAGTATTACCTGTAATAGCTAATGTACCACCGACAGTTGTGTTGCCAGTAACACCTAGTGTACCTGCAATCGTAGCATTAGCATCAACATCTAATGTATCTATATGAGCAGTACCATCAAGAAATAAATCTTTAAACTCTAGTGAGCTAGTACCTAAGTCAATATCTGAATCAGTAACAGGAACAATAGCTCCGTCTTGAATGCGTATCTGTTCAACTGCTGAACCACTGACCTCAACAAAAAACCCCCAACGGTTGTTACTGCTGTCAACTAAAATCTTGTTTAAGAAGTTTTGGTCACCGATAACTTCAATGTTACCACCTTCTCCTGACCCACCATCATGCTGGTGTCCTGTTGTCCCGCTACTGGCATAAGCAAAGGCTGAAACTATTTTATTAAATTCAGTATTAAAAAGAGCCGCTGTGATTGTATCTCCATCAGCAAAAGTACTCTGCCTAGTATAACTCGTACCTGCCATTTTTTATCTCCCTGTCGATGGCATATAATCAATATACATACCGTTTACTGAAAAAGGTGGGTTCTTATCGTCGGTGCGGATTCTAAAACTTACTGAGTATCCACCGCCTTGAACCGCTTGTCGAACTAGAGGATCGTTAGATGCTCCAAAAATAGTGTTGCTAAATGTTGATGTTCCAAAAATAGCGGGTGTTGGTACTGCTGTCATTATGTAGTCTAGCGGTTGAGGTACATCATCGTCTTCGTAATCATATCTAACTCGTAATACAGGTTGTGCAATTCCTTCGGGACTAAAAGAAAGCTTTACGTATCGCATGTTTTTGCGAGTACCAAAGTCTCCAAAGTCATAGTTAGGTGTTGTGTATGTAGCTCTAATATCAGCTTCAGTATTTAGATGCAGAAATGAATTGCCTACATCGTGAGTATAAACGTATCCTTCGCTATCGCCGTGAAATGTTTTTTCTATTCCGTTAGATGAAAAGCCAGAAGTGATTGCTCTTGCTTGAATGCCGAATGTTTCTGACCATGCAAAACCTTGAGAGGTTAAAGAGCCTATAATGCCTTTAGATTCATTGGCGGCTTGTGTTAGTGTAGTATAGAAAATTCTGTATTGTGATTTCTGACGCAATACAACGCTATCTACAATTAGATTTGAAATATCACTTGCTACAGTCTCTACAATACTTTGTATCTGACGGCTTACTGAGCCTAACTCAACGTCACCAATACGTGCTGTACCTGCAATAGTTCTTACGCCATCAGGACTCAAGAATACTAAGTCACCTGCAACTTCTTGAATTGTGTGATTGTCTAAACAACCTACGTTTTTAGTTACAGGTTGGATTGCAATAGTGCTAGAGTTATTTATATTTGTAAGTTTATAGATACTGTTCTTACAGAAAATTACAAGGTCGGAACGGAAACCACGCACTCCAACTACTTTGTCATCTAGCTTTATAGTTCCTGATCCACTGCTTGTAAAGCTATCAATGTCATCAGTTCCGCTATAGAAAATTGTGTTAGGATTATTTATGTCTCCTGCAACTACTAAGTGTCTGTCGTGTATTGTGCAAGTAGTTGGGTTAACAGTACCAGACACTGTTATTTCTTTAGCAAAGTATGTTCTATTAGTAAGAGCGCCAGAGCCTAGCATTTTAAAATAGAAAGGCTTGTTGTTAGAAGATTCATCAACGATTATAAGTTCGCCGTATGTAGTGTCGCCTTCATAGATAGCAAAGTTACACTGGCCTTGTGAAGTCCTAGCTAAAGCTGAACGACCTGTAAAGGCTGTGTGGTTGTCTCCACCGCTTGCAACACTAGCTTTGTTAATCTGCAACCACGTACTTCCATCAAGTGTAAAGTAAATGTTTGTTCCTGACGCGGCTACTAAACCATCAGCATATACAACTAAGCCCAAGATAGGGCTGTCAGTGTTTGGGTTAGCGTTACCAAACCTTTGGAAGCCGTTAATTCTACGGTATCCACCGTCTGTATCAACCTCAAAGTTTTCTAGGTTTGTAGCTAATCCGGGCTGTGCTAACATCTCAAACTGATTTAAATTAGTATTTAAACCACCTTTACACGAAAGGCCAAAAGGCTGTGAACCTGCCATGTTATACGTATCTCATTCTGTCATCTTTCATATAGATAGGCGTTTGCCCCATTAGAATAAGCTTCATATTTTTTAAACCTTTTTTATAATCGTCATTCGAAAATGCGGCGGCTTGAGCATTGTCTTTAAACTGATGTACATAATATCTTGCTCTGTTTAAAAGAACAGAAGAATATGAATCAGGAAATGCTAAAAGATCTGAATGTGCTGATAGTGCAGTAGGTTGCACATACGCAAAGAACCAAACTTTATATACTTTGTCTGGTATAGGGCTAAGTCCAAATTTTCTATTATCTGGGCTTTTAATGACTCTGCTAGGAACACCGTATTGTTGTGTGTCAGCACCGTCTAAATTTTCTGATACTCTAAAAAAATCTTTCCACTCTTCGATAGTAGTGAATTTTAAATTGCGGCTACTGTATGGAGATGATTCTCCAGACACGCCAACTGTAGTCATATAGAAATTATCCCAATCTATATAACTGTAA